GATTACATCCAAGATATTAGATCTGGCTGTTGTAAAATCCTTTTTGGCAGAATCATCCATGACTTCGCCCATCAATTTTACAATTTGATTTGGCTTATCATTTGGAATAGGTGAAATTCCCATCGATGCTGCAATAGGATCGTTGTTAGCTGAATCATCATTATTCATTGTCTATCTCATCATGGCTTACGACTACGGTTACATATCCATAGTTATCTGTTACTGACACATTAGCATATGGGATTGTAAGATCTATATTAGATGTTGGCAATCCGTTTGCGGTTAATCCAGGTTGAACAGTTACTCTTTCTGAAACATCTGTCACGCCAACCGAATCATTGATATTAGCTGTGTTGGCAACATAAAACTGTGCATTGACAAACTTGATAACCTTGGATTCTGTTACAGGACCATAAAACCAGCCTTTAAGAGTGAACTTAAGAGTCCAAATGATTGATCTACGTTCTTTGAATGAACCGTCATATGTATCTTCAGATGTGATTGAATTCAGGACGAATTCTAGATCGCGCTTTTCTTCCATCTCTGGAATAAGTTCTGCAGTAACCGTCCATGAGGGTGTGAAATATGGAAGAATCTGTTCTAGAATTTTATTGCCATCTTCGATATTCTTGGTAATGATGAACAGTGTATAGCCGATATTATATGGAACCGGATTATACTGTGTTCTAAGATTATTATTAGATGCTGTATTACGAAATGATGATCTACCTGATGTTCCAAGCTTACGTGAACCATCGTAGTCTAGTGTATCTTGAATGAATGAAATGTACGGCATCGTTGGCGTAGCTGAAGGCTTACTTAAATCTGAATCTGGATTCGCTTCTAGTCGCGCCATCATTTTGTCTTTTGGCGCGTATGTAATTGGAACTTTGATTACAGCTTTTTTAACATCTGATTCATCTGTTCTAGTGATTCGGATGTTATTAAAAAGTGTACCAAATAAAGATGTGTATTTTCTCAATAATGAGAAATAGAATGGGTCATTAAACATTACATATCTTCTGCAAATGGGTTGCTTTCAGAGAAATCAATTATAGCATCTGCTGCTATTTCTAATTCTTCATTCATAGACGCTGGATCAACGGTCTGTGGATCATATTTTTCACCGATAAGATAATCAGACTCTTCTGTCATAAGAACGTTTCCATCTTCGTCAGTTAGAGCCCAATCAAATATATTAGTTGAATGAATCTTTTGAATGCGATCGATCTGAGGGATACCTGTGTTGAATACTTCATTAGAGTATTCAAACATTTCGCATGTTAATTCCCATGTGGTAAGATTTCCTACTTGATAAAAAATTTCATCTTCGTTCACAAACTTAATTTGAAAGATTTTGTTATTAAGAGGAAAATAAACAATATCGCCTTCACGAGGCCTCGCTATATTAATAACTTCTGCAATACCATTTTTAAAGATTCTTTGTGAAACCGAAAACACAACCTGGTTTCTAATTTCAAGACCAAACCTAGACATGAATTCACCGTCGCCGCTGAAACCATCAATTGATTTGATGTACATTTCGATCGACATTGGAACGGTGTAAGATGACTGATCGTCTTCAGTATAAATTCCATCTCTAGAAACGATATTGCGTGGAATATAAATCATTTCTTGCCCGTAAATTTTGATCGATTCGATGATCAAATTTTCGAACAGCTGTTGCTCCTGGCTCTGAGCGAAGTTATTAAAGAAGACGTTCGTGCCAACTACCATTATACTATTTTCTTCTTACATTTGTCATTGTGATATCTACCAATATTACCTGCGTTTCCCGTAAATTCACAATGCATGCATTGTATTTTCTTCTTATTTATTGAAGCAAAAACACCGGCATTGGTTATCTTGGCTTTGTGTTCTTCGGTTAATGGCCGACCTCTGTTCTTTTCGATTGCTGCCTTCCAATTTCCAGGCCTTTTATTCTTACCCATCATAGATCTGGATTTCTGGGCTAGGACCTTTGGATCCTGTGTCCAACTGGTGTCTCTTTCTTTAAGTCCGTTTTCGTAGTTTTTTCTAACATCCGGCCGAGACATAGCTTCTTTTGTTTTGATAGCTATTTTTTGGTTTATCCTTAGACGATCATATTCAGAAGCAGACCAATGATTGCCACTTCTTTTTAAATTATAATATCTAATCTTTATTTCTTCTGGTTTAATCATCTGAAGCCAGCGAGTCTCTTCTTCTAGCATATCTTTTCTAGACGAATATACTCGTTTTAAAATACGTCGCTTGAAGTCATTAGTTCTTCTTGCATATGCTTTGTTCATCCATTTTGAAGAACAAACATATCTATCTGTTTCTGTTCCCCAATGGGAACCGATATAATAACGCTTATGTTTACGGTCAAACCAAATATAAATGAATCCATATTTTTCCATAGAAATCTCCTTTCTCTATGGAATTATTTATACACAAAATGGGGTAAACTATCCTATAAAATCCGCAACGGGCAATGAGAAGTTAACAATCATTTCATGCTCTAACCTTTCAATTTCTTCTACTGCTTCGTCGTAAATTTTCTGGCCATTAAATGTCAATCCACCTGGCAACTTCATTTCACCAAATTTCTTGATATTATTTCCCCACTGACGCTTGATTAGAGCAGTAGTGTATCTGGCCAACCAGCGGTCTGACCATACATCTACGTATTCTTCTGGATCGATAATACCGTACGCTTCAAGTACAATATATTCACCGATAGAAATAAGATCCCAGTCCATATCGATATATAGCTTATTAGTATGACGGTTGTATCTGATTGGCTTCTGACCAATAAGAAGTTGCTCTAGTAGCTGAAGATGCGACATGGCCATATAATATGGAACCATTGATACAGAAGTAAGTGTGTACAAATCATTTAGAGCAATCTGGTAACGAATATCGAAAATATTATTGGCGGTTAACATTCCTCCAATAGGGAAGACCTTAACTGCGCCAATAATATTTTCAGGAAGTGTGATAAACTTGTTAGTCTTATCTTCTGCTGTAACTAAATGCTTATAATACTGCTTGCCTGTACCGTCGAAATGATAATCAGCGTAGTATTTCAAAGCCTCGGAAACACGATCTTCAACCTGATCTTCGTCGACATTGATTTCAATTACAGGCTTACCCAAAGCTCTTAGGCAGTAATTTTTAAATTCTTCTCTGGTTGTAGGTGTCGACATGATGTTATTCCTTTGCCTTATTTATTTCCAGCGTGGGCCTACAAACCAATAAACTAGAGTTCTTCTCTGACCGCTTTTAACCGGTAGTACTCTATGAGACATAAAGGAAGGAAACAAGATAATTGATCCCTTATCTAGCTTCAATGTGTTAAGTGCACTTTCAGGTGGTGAATGTGGATTCATGATTTGAAACTCGCCGCCTTCGTACTCTGACGGATCAGACAACATGATCACTGCTGAAAGCTTACGCCACAATAAAGCTTTAGGAATGCAGTTTAAGCCACGACCATCCATAACTCCGATAGGACCATCTGGATGCCATGTATAATGTTGATCAGGATTGTAAATCGAATACTGTGGAGCTGTTGAACCTGTTAACTCAAAATCAAAAATGTTCTTGTTAATGACGTCAACTCTCTTAAGTACTTCATTATCCCAAAAATCATAGTGCACCGATGCCGCATCGCCTTGCTTTCTCAAGAAATGAATATCGGTGTTTCTAATATCCATATTCATTTTTTCTTTAGAGATGATAGAGCCTTTAACCATCTCAGAATGAGAATGTGAAAGTGCACCATTGACGATCACTAATTCTTGATCAGATAGAAACTTATCCATGATGTAAAAAGAGGCATAGTGTAGCCATTGTTGATTCGCCATATTGTAAGTAGTATACGTGTCATCATTATTAACTTTTTCCATTTTACACTCCATTATTAAAATTCAATTATTCTCCGCCGCCCGGTGGTACACCTGGTGGTGCTGGTACAACATATCCTGCAGCACCTTCATTACCGCCGCCACCAGTTGGTCCAGTAGTTCCTCGTGCACCAACAGAACCTTGTGGCCCAGCCGGTCCTCTTGCTCCAGATGGACCTATTGATCCCGTGTCGCCTCGGCCGCCAGTAGTTCCTCGTGCACCAACTGGACCTATTGCCCCAGTAGCACCGATCCCGCCAGTTGGGCCTCTTGCTCCGGTTGGTCCGATAGAACCTGTATCACCGATACCACCTGTTGGTCCACGTGTTCCTGTTGGTCCGATTGGGCCGTCAGGGCCTCTTGCTCCGGTTGGACCGATAGCTCCGACAGGACCTCTTGCTCCAGTGTCACCACGGCCGCCGGTCGCGCCGATAGGACCGGTTGGTCCAATAGGGCCAGTAGTTCCTCTAGCACCAGTTGGACCGATAGATCCAGTTGGTCCTAGGTCACCGGTATCTCCACGACCACCAGTTGGTCCTCTTGTTCCTGTTGGACCGATGCCTCCAGTTGGTCCACGCGCACCAGTTGGTCCGACAGGTCCAGTTAGTCCTATGTCACCAGTATCACCGCGGCCACCGGTCGCTCCGATAGGACCGGTGGGTCCGATAGAACCTGTAGTTCCTCTTGCTCCGGTTGGACCAATTGCGCCAGTTGGCCCAATAAGTCCTGTATCACCACGGCCGCCAGTTGCTCCACGAGTTCCAGTTGGACCGATTCCGCCAGTTGGCCCTCTCGCTCCGGTTGGTCCAATTGCGCCCGTTGCCCCCTGCGCTCCAGTATCACCTCGACCGCCAGTTGGTCCTCTTGCTCCGGTTGGGCCGATTGAACCTGTAGTTCCTGTTGCTCCAGTTGGTCCTCTTGCTCCGGTTGCCCCTTGCGGTCCGGTAGTACCACGCAAACCTGTAGTACCGATAGGACCGGTTAAACCGATAGAACCGGTATTTCCTATCGGTCCGGTTGGTCCACGCGCGCCGGTTACTCCGATAGCTCCAACAGGGCCGGTATTTCCTACAGGCCCGGTTGGTCCTCTTGTACCTGTTGCTCCAATAGCACCAGCAGCGCCGGTTACTAGATTCGCAGATGTTTGTACTGAGCCATCATTAAATGTTACGCCGGTATTGGATAATGTTGTTGTCATTTATTTAATCTCCATTATCCTGGGCTAGGACCTGGATCAGGTGGAGGCGCAATTGCATCAGGACCAGCTGCGCCTGTAGGACCCCTAGAACCCGTGTAACCAAACGAACCAGTATAGCCAACTGAACCAATATATCCTACTGATCCAGTGTAGCCAACTGAACCAGTATAACCAACAAGAGAACCAGTGTATCCAATAGAACCTGTGTAGCCAACTGAACCGGTATAACCAACAAGAGAACCTGTGTAACCGATAGAACCAGTGTATCCCACTGAACCTGTATAACCGACAAGAGAACCAGTATAACCGATAGAACCTGTGTAACCAATCGATCCAGTGTAACCCACTGAACCCGTATAGCCAACGGAACCCGTGTATCCTACTGAACCAGTATAACCAGTTAATGATCCCGTGTAGCCAATCGATCCAGTGTATCCGATTGATCCAGTGTATCCTACCGAGCCAGTATAACCAATCGATCCAGTGTAGCCAACTGAACCCGTATAACCAACAAGAGAACCAGTATAACCGATTGATCCGGTATAACCTACAAGAGAACCGGTATAACCAATTAGGCCGGTCGCACCTACTGATCCAGTGTATCCTACTGAACCAGTATAACCAACAAGAGATCCAGTATAACCAATTGAACCCGTGTAACCGATTGAGCCAGTATAGCCAAGAGAGCCAACGTAACCGATTGAGCCAGTATAACCCCTAGATCCAGTATAACCGACAAGAGATCCAGTATACCCAATTGATCCGGTGTATCCGATTGATCCGGTATATCCCACTGAACCTGTGTATCCAATAGAACCTGTATAACCAATAGAACCTGTATAACCGACAAGAGATCCAGTATAACCAATAGAACCAGTATACCCAATTGATCCGGTATATCCGATTGATCCGGTATATCCCACTGAACCTGTGTATCCAATTGATCCGCCGTAACCAGCTAATGATCCTGTATATCCAATTGAGCCAGTGTATCCTACTGATCCGGTGTATCCTACCGAACCCGTATATCCAATTGATCCAGTATACCCAATTGATCCCGTGTAGCCAATGGAACCTGCGCCGTCAACAGATCCGGTATAACCAAGTGATCCAGTATAACCAGTTGCACCTCTAGATCCGCCATAACCCCTTGTTTGAGCTGTGGTGGTCTGTGTTAAATCTGGATATATTAATATTCCATCAACTGTGATTTGCGTTGTCATTTATATCCTTACGGTGGACATGGGCCAAACGACCATGTCTCAATAAAGAAACATTGTCCCATAGAGCCTGTGTATCCTACTGAACCTGTATAACCTGTAGCGCCAGTCGGACCGCCAGAACCTGCAGGACCAGTTGCACCTGCAACACCTGTCGCTCCTGTTGCACCAGTTGGGCCAATATCTCCTGTAGCCCCAGAAGTACCTGTTGCGCCAGCTGCACCTGTAGGAGAAATAGGACCTGTTGCTCCTGTTGCTCCTGTTGCTCCTGTCGAACCGGCCGGACCGACGTTGCCTATTGATCCTGTATAACCTGTAGCGCCTGTTGATCCTGTTGTTCCGCTAGGTCCGGTTGCTCCTGTAGTTCCTGTAGCTCCCGCAGTTCCGGTCGGTCCAATTGGGCCGGTTGCTCCAGAAGATCCGGTTGCGCCGGTAGTTCCTAGTGCTCCTGCTGGGCCTGTTGCTCCAGTAGTTCCTGTAGCTCCCGCAGTTCCTGTTGGGCCAATTGGTCCGGTTGCTCCAGTACTTCCTGTTGGTCCTACCGGTCCAGTTGTACCGGCGGGCCCGGTTGCTCCGGTGGCACCAGTTGCTCCTGTTACACCAGTTGGACCAATCGGCCCAGTCGCGCCCGTCGTTCCTGTTGCCCCTGTAGTTCCCGTCGCACCGGTTGGTCCGGTAGCTCCTGTAATTCCGGTTGCGCCTGTCGTTCCAGTAGGACCAACTGCGCCAACTGCGCCCGTTGGGCCAGTGCCGCCGACTGGACCTGTTGCACCAGCTGGCCCGGTTGTTGCATTAGCAGGACCTGTCGCACCGGTAGTTCCTGATGGTCCTACTGCACCAGCAGCACCAGCTGGCCCGGTTGTTGCATTAGCAGGACCTGTCGCACCAGTTGCTCCGGTTGTTGCATTAGCAGGACCTGTCGCACCAGTAACACCCGTAGGTCCGATAGCACCGATATCTCCTTGAGCGCCGGTTGCACCGATAGGACCAGTTGCACCAGCCGGTCCAGTAACAGCGCTATTGTCGCCAGGCGCGCCCGTAGGACCTGTTGGACCAGTTACACCGATAGGTCCCGTCGCTCCTATCGAGCCGGTATATCCTATTGAACCAGTGTATCCTGTTGCTGCTTTTGTTGTTTGTACGCTTGCATCACTGAAAGTAATACCAGATACAGTGATTGTTGTGGCCATTAATGACCTCGTTTAATCTGATCAAGTTCTAGTCTAAGTTCTTTAATAGCTTCAACTAGTAAGCCTACCATGTTACCGTAAGCCAAAGACAAATAACCATCTTTATTTACTTGAACTGCCTGTGGCAATACAGGAACTACATCTTGTGCGATTAGGCCGGTTGATTCACCGCCATCTGAAATACGAATGAAGTTAACACCTGTTAGCTTGCAAACCTTGTCTAATGCGTTTTCAATCCTTTCAATCTTTTCCTTTCCTCTGATATCAGAAGAAGAAATAAGATTTCCGTTGGTTGAGATGTTGCCAACCGCAGTGATAGTACCTGAGACTTCAACGTTAGCAGCAATGACTTTATTAATATTAGATGTAGAAGCCGGATCTACGTAAAATGAAGCATTAGCTGAGTCGTAAATAATATTAACATTAAGATCTGTTAATGTTCTGCCGACATCGTTGTTAATAACAACATCTGGCTTGCTAGTAACACCAGACCATGGAACTGCTCCGGCTGAAACTGCTGAGTTAACATTGAAATTACTTGGGTTATATGCTAGCACACTGGAACCGTCGTTGGTTCCCCACAAATACGTAGGCTGGCCAGCGGTTGATGTGTATGTAAATGTCATGGCAGCACCATCACCACCAGATCTCGATAGCGTTGATGCTTTAGTAGCTAGTGTTGCTGAAGCTGCAGACGTCGCAGTTGTTGCTGAACCGGCGGTAGTCGCAGAAGCTGCGCTTCCTGTAATTGAAATTCCCCAGATACCAGATGCTCCGGTGCCTGTTAGAGTAGGAGCCCAACTGTTAAAATTGCCTGAATGTAGAAGCCGTACCCATGCAGTGGTACCTAGGCCGTTCGTGGCTCTATAGTACAGATGATCTTCGTCCGTAAATGATCCAGCAAACTGCATTGCATAGTAATTGCCGGTATTATCATCAGTTGCAGAAATCAGATTATAAGCAGTCGCACCAGTTACTGGCCAACCATTTGTTGTAGATGTTGATGCTGCATGGAAAAAACCGGAATCAATTCGAGCAGCAACATTAGATGTTTCTGCTGAAATGATTCCGTTTGACGACTGAAATATTCTGCTTTGAAACGTTACGTTTCCGGAAAAGGTTGCCCCAGTAAGAAGCGCAAATGAAGCTAGTGGAGCTCCAGCTAATGCAATAGCATTTACCGAAGTTACTGCTGAACCATTACCGGTGATAACTCCACCAACTCTTAGCGCACCAGATACGTTCGCAGTTCCTACGACTTGTAATGATGCATCTGGGCTAGACGTGTTAATACCTACTCTGCTAGTAGATGTATTAACAACTAGTACTGAGCCATTAACGGTTAACCCGTTTTTTACTGCGAAATCATTATCAGCCATTTATTCGAGTTCCCTTTCCCTCGTGTTTCTTCATATTTATGTGAAAAGGAACTCTTAATAATTATTCGGTCTTAGGAGCAGCCTGTGTTGGAATCTGCGGCTGAAGCTGCTGATTAATTTCAGTGATAAGCTGAAATACCTGCTCAAAAGGCATCTTGCCTAAAGCAGCCATCACAACGTTCATCTTTTCCATGCTAAGCTTAAGTGTTAGATCAGTGTTCATGTTTATATCCTTATAAAATGATGTAATAGTTAGTTATTTATGCCCACGGAAGCGGTGATGCCACCGGCTGTTGCTGTGTTTTGTATAAAATTTGAGCAGCAACATCCGCTTCGGCTGCAGCTGTCATATCTTCTCCTATAGTGCCTTTAACCCAAGAAATTACTTCCTCTTCGGTGATTTCTTCAAATGGAACAAAATTAACTGGATCTGGTTTGTTAAGAGCGATGCTTCCATTTAATTCAGCTGATAGATCACCGTCGACGCCGCGCACTTTCCAGTGAACAACCTTGACAACGCTTTCTAAATTATTTTCAGATGGAATAGTGTTAATTTCCTTCACACTCCAAGTATACACAACAGCCATTATATTCTCCTGTAAATTATGTGATATTTATACTAAGCTATACGCGTTGCAGCATTAATGAAAATGTCGTCGATTTCTTGTGGTGTCAAACCGGCTGCAGCGCCTAGATTCACGACCATTGGATGATTGCGCTCAAACATCGTAGATTCTGTCCAATAGATTTGTGCTAGCTCTCCTGCCGAAGCAACCACCGCTTCAACAGTTGTTAGCAAGTCTAGATCTTTCAGTGCCAGCTTCATGCGAAGCCGTGATACTGAAATGAGTACTACCGGTGTAGCCGGAATTTCCGGGGTCACGAAAGCAGCTATGGCGGCGTCCGATGCCGCTTTCGTAGCTGCAATAAGTGCGAGAGTTTCGGCGTCGAGGGGTTGACCATTGTTACGGGCAATGAGATCGGCTGTGACACCTTCGACGTCGTATGGAATTGGTGGAGAAATTGGAATTGACATATTGTCTCCTTAACTACCGCTAAATATAAGAGCTGTATTTGTTCCGGTATTTTCTGTAGCGGCTGAAGAATAGGCGTACGCTTCAAAGTAGTCAGTACCGTTGGCAACTACTGCACATGTCACGGCGGTGTTTCGAAGCCGCCCCAGTCCAGCCCCATCGTCGATATTTTGCCCGCTAGACGCATAGGCTGCACCATTTTTGTAAATAGCAACATAGAAGTTTCCTGCATAAGTGGGATACCAGTCACAGTGAACCGAAACTACGTAATTGCCTGCTGGAGGCGTCCAACGATAATTTGTGGCACTGTCGTAGAAGCTACCTTCATCGAATGTTTCGGAGTTAAATTGGACTTTTGTCCATGTTGCAGTTGGGATGGATTGCGCCACAGTGCGTGTTGCGGCAAAAGACGGCTTTGTAGTACCGCTAGCAAACGTGACTGCACCATTAACCGTCAGTGTAGATCTTAGATTAGTTGCACCACCAACATTCGCTGTGCTAGAAACATTGATGAAGCCAGTGACGGTAGTGTTACCAATAGCAGCAGTAGATGAAACATTGATGAAGCCAGTGACAGTAGTGTTACCAATAGCAATAGTATTGGGTACGGTAACGGCACCATTAACCGTCAGTGTAGATCTTAGATTAGTTGCACCACCAACGTTCGCTGTGCTAGAAACATTGATGAAGCCAGTGACAGTAGTGTTACCAGCAGCTACTGTGCTACTAAATGCGCCAGTTGTTGCCGTGAGGCCGCCAACCAACGTAAGAGCACCAGCGCCAGAAAGAGTGGCCGCTAGTGTAGTTCCACCATACCATTTAAACGATCCACTAGTGGTACTAACACTAGACCAGACAGTAGAACTATCAATTCCTATGGCAAAGTCAGCGGCGGCCGCCGCTACAGCTGGATATAGTACAATCTTTGTTCCGGCGGAACGTGTAGTAAATGCTGGAGCTGCAACGCCTGCAGTAGAAAAATCGATTCTGTTGCTAGTTGCACCGGCTAGATAAATTTGGCCACCACCAGTAGCTGTATTGCCAGCTAACGTAGATCCGATTTGATTAGTAAACGTAGAAGCAGCCGATGCAATTGTTAAGCTTAATGCTGGTTCACCAGCATTTAAGCTCGTATATACACGTAAAGAACCGCCACCGGTTGTTCCGGCTGCTACACCTTGCAACCAAACTTTGTCGCCTCTACCACCAACACCAGAGTCAATTGATCCAAATAACAGTGTTCCTAACTCTTGACCTGCACCCACGCTTGTGTCATTAGACATAAGTCTTATTCTAGGAGGTATTACAACACCAGCTGTGGTACCTCCATATATTGTGATAGAAACATTTCTGACATCTGTTGCTGTTACAGTAAATCCTGATCCTAGACCAGAAGCACCAAGATTAGCGTCAGTCGCAGATAATACATCATTAATGATGTATCTAGCACCTTCTCTAACTAATGTTACGGCCGTAACTGCTCCGGCCGTAACAGTTATATCAGCGTACGCGCCTGAACCGCTGCCACCTGTAAGAGCTACATCTGTGTATGTTCCGTCAACATATCCTGAACCGCCAACAATCGTGTCTAATGTTACAATTGGTCCTCTTTTAGGATCATCATTAATACCAAGAGGCCCACCAAAAAAATTGCTAGCGGTTCCATTTGCATAGAAGTTCCAACGACCTGTTCCAGTATCGATAGCAGAATAGAAACCGTAGTTAGTAGTTGCACCAATTAATGAAGAGTGTGCATAGAAACCATATTGAGTTGTTACTGCCGATGTTGCACCGATTGTGCCTTGGACAGCGTAATAATGAATCAAGTTTGATAACGTGAATGCAGAAGCGACAGTAGCAGCATTTGTACGAACATATGTAGCAGTTGTAGTGACATCTGATTGAACTACACCATCACTATAATAACCATAAGATGTAGTTGAACCGGTAATAGTAAGACTGTTTCTTAAACTGTGACCGGTTAGCGTAGTAGAACCAAGTCCTAGCTTACCGGCCATATAATTCGATGCGGTGCCAGCAGCATAGAAGTTCCAGTCACCAGTACTAACTGGAATATTGCTATAAAACCCGTAATTATTAGTAGCATCAATCAAGTTAGAACCGGTAGAAAACCCGTACTGGTTCGTTATAGTTGAACCAACACCTTTGCTCGGGGCAACAATACCATAATGAATTAGTGAAGTTAATGTAAATGTTGCAGTAGCTGTTGAAACAGCTGAATGATACGCATAAGCAGCTACTGTTACTGTTGATGCGGATGTTGCATCTGTGCTGATACCATAAGATGTAGTTGCCCCTGCAATGTTCTGAGATACGCGAAGACTGTACTGGGTTAATGTCGTGGCGCCAATACCAAGAGCTCCGGCCATATAATTCCATGCAGTACCGGCTGCATAGAAGTTCCATTCACCAGTTGCAACTGGAAGATTGCTATAAACGCCGTAATTATTAGTAGCGCCAATTAATGAAGCACCAATATTTAAGCCATATTGATTTGTTACAGTTGAACCTGCACCAAATGTTCCTTGCGTAGCATAGTAATGAGCAAGGAAAGAAGTTGTAAACGCAGCTGCTGCAGTTGACGCGACAGTTCTATAATACGAACCAGTCGTGGTAACATCTGACTGAATAATACCATCACTGTAATTAGCATGAGATGTTGTAGCACCAGTAATAGCAAGACTGTTTCTTAAACTATAT